GGTTACGAGAATCATGCTTACCCAGACTGGTATGTTAACTATTTAAGTATTACAAGAAAGAGTTTGACTATCACTGGTTCTGCTTTAACTGATATTACTTGGATTGAAAGTAACGGTCAAAAATTATGGTACTTTACTGCTCAAGAGCAAACTCAAGAAGAGTACATGTATCAAAAAGAATTGAAGTCTTGGTATAACGTATCAACGATGGATGTTAATGGTAACTCTACTGTTATTGATGATTTAGGTAAGCCTATCATTGATGGAGACGGTATCTTGAAGCAAATTGATTCTTCTAACATTGATACGTACAATGGTACGTTGACTGAGAAGAGACTTACTGACTTCTTAGCTACTCTTTCTTTGAATACAGGTAGAAAAGGAAATCACTGGATGGTATTTACTGGTACTGCTGGTAAACTTGCTTTCCATAATGCGATGAAAGATTTAGTTTACCCTTCTGGTAACTTAATCTATGATGCTCAAGTTGGAGCTGAGACTGAAATTGGAGTTGACTTTACAACTTACAATGCTTTAGGTCACAGAATGACTTTAGTTGATTGTTCATTGTTTGATGACCCTAACTTACATTCAAATGATATTGACCCTGTTTCTGGTAGCCCAAAGGAATCTTTTAGAATGGTATTCTTAGATTTCGGAGTTAAGAACGGACAAAGTAACATTGAGAGATGTATTAAAGGAGCAAACGGGACTAAGCGTTCAATGGTTATCAAGTACATCACAGGAATGGTTAACCCTTTCGACCAACAGTCTATGACTGCTGCTAATGCGAAAGATGGTTTTGACTGTGAATGGTTAGATGAGTCTTGTATGATTGTTAGAAACCCGTTGTCTTGTGGACAATTGATATTTGCATAGTAATTAATAAGTAAAAGTAAAGGAAAATGGATTTAAAAGAGAAGTACAACAAACAAGACGTAGGGAAACTATTGAAAGATGCACCCACTTCAGGTAACGTAGAAATCAGAATGATTAACCCTAAAAAAACAGGATTGATAACAATGAGGGATTACACCATAACTGATGATAACGGAGCAACTGACTATAGACCTTTTATAGATTCCAATGGAAATCATAGAGTAGCAAAGTATAGGAAGAAGAAGATTTTAAGGATGGGCAACGAAAACGACAGGTTAGAGTATGTTCATTTGAAGAATCACCCTCTTTACTTAACTGGGTCTACTGCTATATTTACATTGTTTAATTATGAGGATGAAGCGAATGACTATGTGAATCTTAAAAATGCAGAAGCTAAGGCTAATGCTATGATTAATGATTTCGCAGGTAATAAGCTTCGTAACTTAGCAAGAGTAGTTCAGATAGTTGTTAGGCCAGGTTCTTCTGAGACCGTATTAAAGCGAGCTTTATACGAGTATGCAGATAACAAGCTAGACGCTTTAGGGAATACAGGAGCTTTAGAAATCCTTAAACAATTAGAGTCGCCAGAATATGAGACTAAGGTATTATTGTATAATGCAATGGATGCTAAGATGGTCGAAGTAAAAAGCGGTAGGTATCTGTTTGGTCAAATAGGAATGGGAACAACTTTCGACACCTCTCTACAGTACTTAGTAGATAACCCTGATATTGAATCAGAGTTGAGTAAAAAGTTAAACTTTAAAGGCGTATAACGATGACGATAATTGAGATGCACACACTTTGCGATTTGTTAATAGATAAGGCTGATGCTCCGTGGTTTACCGCGGAAGAGAAGGATGAATTTATTGACTTAGCTCAAATCGAGTATCTTGATAATAGTTATAGGTTCTTTGAACTCAACGAAGAGATTCGGGAAAAACTATTACCACTTGTTAGGAGTATTTCTTTTGTAGCCCAGACTCCTTCAATTAACTTGAGTGCTATTACGGACTTTAGGTATATATTGAGCTTACGAGGTGAATTAACTGATGATTGTGGGGTATTGCAAATTAGAGCAATACCTCCAATTCAGTTGGACGATGAAGTTAATAATCAAGATGACCCATTCAATAAGAATGACAATCACAATCCTGGATATACTCAGGAGAATGATGGTACTTCTGATTTGGTTCTTTTTGTTTCGACTACTGACCCTCAAAACTTGATACTGAAGTATTTAAAAACACCAGTTGATGTTCTTAACGATATTAATACGCCTGCGAACAATAGACCCTGTGAACTAGCTGATTCATGTCATGAAGAGATTGTTAACATAGCCGTGAGGAAAATGTTAGGGACTGTTCAGGATCAGTTACAGTATCAGATACAAAGTAAGGAGGCGCAAATTCAATGATTATGAAAGCAAAGGCAGAGTTTAAAAAGAAGACTGACTTAACAGAAGAACTAGATAAACTAGGTGTCGAGTACACTAAGGTAAAGTCTGGAACTAATGAAGGGAAAGCCACACAAAGCTTAGACGAATTATACGAACTTTATGTTGGGTCTGTTAACGGTGATGCTTCGGCAAAACCTGTTTTTAGAAAGACCGTACTTAATAGGGGTATAAGATCGTTTCAGTAAAAACAAATTTATTTATTTTAAAAAACAAAGAAAATGAGAGATTATTTCGCAATTTTAACAGAGGCATATGTGCCTACTGTAACGGGAGCAGGTAGTAACGCAGTTATTAACCTAAGTCCAGATTATTCAGTTCCATTGTCATGGGTATCTAACGATATTGATTTTGTAGCTGCTGCTGGTGTAGCAGGTAAAGCTGTTGTAACATTCGCAGGTACTTATGCTGTAGGTGACTTTGTAAGAGTTACATTGACTACTCAAGAAAGAAGTAGCCAAGTATTAACTAAGTCTTATACGCACACTGTTCAGGCAGGAGCGATTAGTGTTACTGCTGTAGCTGCTGCATTTGCAGCTTTGATTACTGCTGACATTAATTCAGGTCTTAGCGAGTATTACGCTACCGCTGCTAACGTAGCTGGTGTATTAACTATTACTCAAGCTCAACCAGAGAAGAGAGCTATCCAATGTGTAGCTTATACTGATAGTGCTGCTGGTACAACTGCTGTTGTTATCACTGCTACTGTAGTATCTGAAGGTCAGCCATCTGACTTAGTAGCTAGAGGCATTCCAGCAGGAGACATTAACTTAGCGTCTTATGACACTGTTAAGTTGATTGTTGCTGCTGATTCTGCATCACCTTTTATTGATTCCAGAGGGAAGACGGTAAGAGAGATTTACTGGTACGGATCTAACCCTCAAGGGGCTGTATTAGCAGGATTGATTCCTTAATCGGAAGTACAATTTGATTTATAAATTAGGTGGGGCAAAGTTTGTTCCACCTTTTTTTTTCTTATATTTATATAATAAATAGATAGTTATGACTTTAAATCACTACGCTTACAACATTAGAAACATAGGTAGAGCAGGTCAGGGCAACTCAGATGATGATACACTCGGTATAAGACAGGTTAAGTTTTGGGTAAATGCTTGGAGAGCGGTAGGTGTATTACAGAGGACAGAATATGGTAAACACATTGACCCTCAGTTGGTTCAAGACTTAGGTTGTGTTCCTTTGGTAACAGTTGATATATCTGACCCAGACCTATCTAACGAAGAATGTCTTTGTCCTGAGTACGGGTGTACTATTAAAAAAATTATACTACCGAAGTTGGTAGACTTTCCTTATAACAGAGGAATTGTATTTGTGGGTAAGCTTGATAAGCGTACGCCATTTATAATTGATTCTGCTGACACTACTGTATTTAAAGAGTCTACACAATTTGGTAGCTTGCTGACTAGGGTTTATATGATAGGTAATACTATGTATATAAAGCTATCACCTAAAGATAAAGGCTTAAAGTATATTAATGTGAGGGGAGTGTTTGAAGACCCTTCTGCTGTTTCGTCTTATGTGTCTACTGGATGTTCTCCAATATGTCATGATGACGCTGTAGATGAATATCCTATGCCACTTAGTATGTATGACTTTGTAACTAAGAATATATTAATGACTGAACTCAATATGACATTGAGTACGGCAGAAGATGAATTAAACAACGCTAAGAGTGAGAAAGGAGTGGAAACCCCAATTAAAGGATAGCAAGGGGGTCTATACTTCCTTTGGAGTTCACAGTGAAGTCGCTGAGGACATGAAGAGAGACCTTAGCAAGCTTAAAAGAAATAAAAGGAGGGTTATTAGTCATGATCTATTTGCGTCCGTTATAAAGCTTTATTTTAAGTTTATGGTTAAGGAGTTACTAAACGGTTACTCTTTTAACTTAAACAATAGGATTGGGGTAATTAGGATTGCTAAGAGGAAGATGAATAAGTGGATACCTAATACGATTAGAAGGGATAGTATTAATGGAGAGGTGGTTTACACGAAGAGGAATCAGTTAGAGCTTGCAAGGAAGTATAACTGGTTTTGGCATTACTTACACTGGACTACTTTTAAAAGATATAGGGCTTATGAGTTAAAAGCTTCTAGGTCATTTATAAGAGAGATGATGAACAGGGTTAATAGAGGTGTTGAATATATGGATTATACTCCTCTTAATGGTTGGAAAGAGGATGGTTTTATAAAAAAAATAAGATAATATGAAAAACAGTCACAAGGTATCTATTAATCGTATCATTGGTAATGTTATAGGAAATTTAGATATTAAGAACGTCAATAATAGCATTGATGATTTCGCTAGATGGGCTATTGAGGCTGAGAATAAGATAGGTGCTACAGATTCGTATAAGCATTTTGAATGTGAGATTACGATTAATAATAAGAAAGCTTGTTTGCCTCCTAATTTTGTTTATTTAGAAGGACTTAAATTAGGGGATAGTTTCCTTAATGTAAGTTACAGGGAGTTCAGAATGTTTGGCAATAACATATCTAGCAATTTAGCTAATAATACTGCTGCAAATATCAATACAGGTGTAACCGCTAATTTTAGGAATGATGGGTTAGGATTTAACTTTGGCACTAGTGATAGTTCGGGAGGGACTGCTAATATATTTTCCATTGTTAATGGGTTTATATATGTAAACAGTTTATCTGACGGGAAGAAGATTGGAATATCTTATCAGGGGTTTGATTTAGATGATGATGGATGGCCGATGATTAATAGGCAGCATGAGGATGCGGTAAGTCATTACTTGATGTATATGTATAAGGCAAGACGTTTCTACGAAGGAAAGTTGCCTCATATAGTATTTAAAGAATTGGAATCTAGGTGGTTGTGGTTGTGTGGTCAAGCTAGGGGAGATAGTGAAATGCCTGATACTCAGGAGATGATATACTTATCTAATCAACATAACAGTTTGTTGCCTGCAAAACCAAAACAAAACTTTTAATTAATGAAAAGCTCAGTAAATAAGTTTTCTAAAGGTTTAATAAGTGACCTTAACCCTATAAACCAACCTAACCAATCTTATCAGGATTCGATGGGAGGTAATCTTATTTATAATGCTGATGGTAATTATGATTGGGTTATATCTAATGGGAATAAGGTTTCTTTTAGCATACTGCCTAATGGGGGCGCTATATCAACTAAATACACTCCGATAGGAGGAGTTGGTAATAGTAACATTAAGGTATTGTTTAGTGTAGATGAGAATAATGGTGATAGTGAGATAGGAATCTTTTCTATTAACAGTGATGGTGTAGGTGCTTATAAAACTTTGTTTAATGACAACGGTCTTCCTGTTGGTGAAAGATTATTATTCTTAGCTGACAATAATCAAATAGAGGCTAGGTTTTTATATGAGAATGATGAGCTTATAAGGGTTTACTGGGTAGATGGTGTTAAGGCTGATAGTAACAGACCTAGAGTGTTTACTTTTGAGTATGATGATACTAAAGAGAGGGATGATGTTACGGCATATTCTCCTATAAGTGCTTCTACTCATAGCATTAATATGCAAGCAGACCATAATCCTGGAATAATTAAATTTCAAGAAACTATTAATGGAAGTATATTGGTTGGTGTATATCAGTATACGTATAGGTTAATTACTATTGATGGTTATGCAACTCCTTGGACTACGCCTACCAGAAGATTGTTTGTTACCTCTGACGGCATTAATACTGCTGATTGGAATAAGTATGAGATGGAGGTTAGTGGAATATCTAGTCCTAAAGGAAATAGGCTAGATATAAAGGGAATTGATATTAGATACGAATATATAGAGGTAGCCTATATCTATTCTCAGACTGATTTACAAGTTGACGAGACCACTATATTTCATAAGTCTAGTATATCAGGGACTAGTATGATTATAGACCATGCTAGTATGACTGGCGAGCCTTTGATTGCTGCTGAGATAGCTACACAGTTTCAAGGAATAAAAGCAGCTAAGACTTTAGATGTAAAGGATTCTGTATTATACTTTGGAAACATCATAGAGAATTTATCATTGATTACAGATGCGGAGGCAGAAGCTATTGTAGCTGGTCTTACTATGACACCTATCTTTAAAGATATGCGTTCTGATGAGGAGAATTACAACAATATTACAAACCCAATACTTACACATCAAGTTCCCAAAACAGGAACTACAGTTAGGCAGTTACATAATGCAGGGGGTGGAGTTGAGACTTATCAGTTGGCTAATGATTATGTTAACTATAAAGGTACTCAAGTAGACCACATGTATTCAGGCTATTGGAGGGGAGAGACTTACAGGTATGCTTTACAGCTTTATGATGTATTGGGACTTCCAGTATTCGCTATTCATTTAGGTGACTTTAAGTTTCCTGAACAGACCAGTAAAGCTTATACATGGACTAGGTTAAAGGCTGATGGAACACCGACTTCTGGTGGAGCTAGTTTAGCAGAATATCCTTGGCCTACAAACAACTACAATGACCCTACGCTAAAATCGCCTAAAGTTTGGCTACAAGACCCAGACCCACTTCAAGATACGGTAAATGGTATTTCTTATTTAAGGATAATGGGACTTGATGTTAGTGGTATTAACTTGTCAGGAGTAACGGGAAGGGTTTCAGGGTTCTCTATTGTAAGGGTTGATTTAGACTCTACGATACTTGCTCAGGGAATGTTAATGCCAACTATGGCAGATGAAGACTCAATTGGAAAGCCTACTACAAGACCATTTCAGGGAATGAACCAGAGGTGGTATGATGGTGTTGGTGGAGGAATTAATCCTTTAAGCGCAGCGACATTAGCTGCTGACGTTAAAAATTTAGATACTCAAAGTGTAATTAAAACGGCAGACTTCAATCTTAGACCTAATATATCTACATTCCATGCTCCTGATTACGATTTTGATTCTTCGTATATCCCTGTAGTTCAATCTCAAGATAGATTAAGGCTGGTTGGTGGATGTTTTTCTCAACCTGACCCAAACCCAAGTTATGTTTTATCTAGC